AGAAGTATATGATGAAAAAGTTTGAAAATAATATACTTATAATTTTTAGATATGTCTACTACATTTAAGAATATAGTTAATCGTTTTAATACAACAATAAAAGCCGCAAGCAGTATTAACAATACTGATGATCCTGTTACTTTTAATATAACAGACGCAACGGGAATACCCGCTGTTCCTTTTTATTTTACCGTAGAACAATTAACAGACAGCTCAGTTTTTGAAAGAATGTTAGCAACGGCAGTAGATGCAGATGAGATAATAGCAACGCGCGCGCAAGACGGATCATCAAAGCAAGCATTCGCAGCAGGTGATCTCGTTCAGATTAGGGTTATGGCGGCTCATATTAATGAAGTGACTGTTGCTATAAATACATTAGAGGACGGAACAGCTTTATTAGCTGGGCGTGTAGGCGGACAAACTTTAATAGGCGGAACAGCAAGTGGTGAGGACTTAATTTTACAATCAACTGTTCACGCTACAAAAGGAAAGATATATTTTGGCATAGCACAAACTTCTTATTTTGACGAAACAACAGAAAGTTTAGTTATCACAGGAACATTAAATACACATACAATTCCAGGTGGAACAGGAACTATTGCATTAACTACCGACATAACAGGAACTAATTCAGGAACTAATACTGGCGACCAAACTTCAATAGTAGGAATAAGCGGAACTATCGCAGAGTTTAATACTGCTTTATCTGACGGTAGTTTTGCGACTGGTGGTGGAACGGCAACTGGAAGCAATACAGGTGACCAAGATTTATCAGGAAAAGCAAATGTTGACCAAACAATGTATATAGGAAGTACTCAAGTAGCTATTAACAGAGCTTCTGCAACTCTTAATTTAGCTGGTATAGGAACATTAGGTTGTGGTGCTATAACTTCTACTGGAGCACTAGAATTAGGAGCAAATACTATTACTTGTGGTGGAGTTCTTTTTGGAAGAACTGGGTCTGCACGTGGTGATGATGCAACAATAACAGATAATAATTTTACAACAATAACTCCAAATAGGAGCACTGGTGTGCTTTTAATCTTTTATAGAAATTTAAGTGGAGTAGATACAACATCTGAACCAATAGCAATGATAAATTATGATTTAAATGGAGCAGTAGGAATAGCAAGTCTTTATAAAACGGCAAACGTTGAATTAGCAACTGGAGCTTTAGACGGAACTACTGGGAATGATGGTAAATTTACCATTTCTGTTCATACTGACGGAAAAATATATTTAGAAAATAGATTAGGTGGAAGCAAATATATCGGTATTCAGCTTATAGCGGCAGATTAATATGAATAAAGATAAACTAATATGCCATTTGTAATTCATCTAAAAGCACTAAAATTATGAATCAATCAAAAGATAAGCTAATAGAAATTAAATGAAACAAGAATTTGTAAGTTGGAAAATCTTTATATGGGCGATAGCAATAATTTTAGGATTATTCAGTATTAGCTTTGGTATGATAGCAAGTGCTCAAATGAAAGCAGACGGTGCTTATCAGAGTATATATCAGATTAAAACAGACATAGAAGTTATTAAAACAGATGTAAACTGGATTAAAAACAATATATAATATGTTAGATAGAATAATATTTGACAAGCCAACTTATGATGGATTAGATTATTGGGAAAAGTCAGAGTCAGATAGTGGCGCTGGAGTAGATACAATAAATGAAATATTAGCAAAGTTGGGAATATCAGATACAGGAGCAGGGGTTGATGCAATAACAGCACTATTATCAGAGTTAGCATTAAGCGATACAGGTAGTGGGGCAGACACATTGGCAGACATATTAAGTCAAATAACAGCGTCAGACGCAGGCACGGGAGCAGAATCGTTAGCATTACTGGCCCAATTAGCTTTAAGTGACACGGGAAGCGGTGCAGACGCATTAGCCATATTAGTAAGCATAGCATTATCGGACACAGGGTCGGGCGTTGAAGCGTTAGAACTATTGATAAACATAGCTTTAAGTGATACAGGTTCAGGGGTTGATGTAATTAGTTCAATAGTGATAGCCATTAGTGAAAGCGACACAGGTTCAGGAAGCGAAGCATTAGATATATTTGTTCAAGTATTACAAAGTGATACAGGAACAGGAAGCGAGGTATTAACTTTATTAGGAAATATAGCTTTATCAGATATAGGAGTTGGAGTTGAAGTAGCAAATATTTTATGTAAAATATCTTTATCAGATGTTGGATTAGGGATAGATACATTGGTTGAGATTTTAGCACAATTATCATTAAGCGATACGGGGGTAGGAGTAGAGGCATTAACAGTATTGGTAAATCTTGCTCTTAGTGATACAGGTGTAGGAGTAGAGGCATTAGGAATGCTGATAACTCTAGCTTTATCAGATACGGGAGTAGGAATAGATATTATAAATACACTTAACAAAATAGCTTTATCAGATACGGGAACAGGCATAGAGATATTAAATATATTAAATCAATTAGCTTTATCAGATACGGGTATAGGTTCAGAAACATTAGCTATAATAAGTGAAATTATATTAAGCGATACAGGATTAGGGATTGAGGCAGCGACTATATTAGCCCAAGTTTCATTAAGCGACACAGGTATAGGAAATGAAGCGTTAGCTATAATGGCAGAGTTAAGTTTAAGTGATAGTGGAGTAGGTGCAGATGTAATAGATATATTCCGAAAGATAAATCCATACTGCACAAAGACATCTCCATATTCAAGAAAGACATCTCCATATAATAAGATGCCGAACATTTGTAATTAACAATTAACAAAATAGTATGTTAGGATACACATCAAAAAATGACATTGAGAGATATATGTTAGTTGATATAGACGGCTCTTATGATACTCAAATTGAGGCGTGGATAGAAAGCGTAGAAGCAATGATAAACGATTTTACTGGCAGAGTATTTATAGCAGACACGATAGCTTCTATTAGATATTTTGATGGTGATGGATCGCACGTTCTTTTAATTGACGATTGCATTTCATTAACAAAGATAGAAATGGGAGATCCATCAATGACAAAGGATGAGCTGGATACAGATGATTATTATGTATATCCATATAATACAACACCAAAAAGGAAAGTATATTACGATAGTATTTTTACAAGAGATAATAAGAACATTGATGTAACTGCGAAGTGGGGTTATTCGGTGGACGTTCCAAACGATATAAAATTAGCAACAACCATATTAGTTTCTTTAATAATAGAGGAAGCGTGGCAGTCAGAGGGAGAAACAGAAAGCGAAAGCATTGGTAGTTATTCAATTACTTATAGGAAAACAGAAACAAATAAAAGTAAGATTGATAGGGCAATAGAAACATTAAAGAGGTATCGCAAAATTAACATAGCATAAGATGTCTATTAGAATTTTTTATACAACTTCGTTTTCAACAAATCGTCTAAAGGTAGATGAAAAGACATTTGAAGAAAACTTAACAGGGAAGAAAGGACACATACAACAAGAGAGTGGAGAGAAGCAAGAGTTGGATGATGGATCATTCTATATGTTATATAATATGTGGTGTCCGGTATTAGACATTTTAATAGGGGATCAGATAGTAACATCAAGTGACACCTTTCAAGTGAAATCAGTTCAATCTTTTGAAATAGGAGGAAACCAGCATTTACAATTATTGATAGTAAAATGATAAGTGTTAAACTAAAAAATATAAATCAACTAATGCGCGCGTATGGCAATGTAGGAAATGTAGTAAGAAAGGAAATGAAAGACGCTTTGAATAAATCAGCAGCAGTAGTTGAAAATACAGCGAAAAGAAAAACGCCGGTAGATCAGGGACATTTAAGGCGATCAATACAGAAAGGTAAGAAAGCCCGGGCTGGAGATAGACAAGTATCAGTAGGAAGTAATGTTAAATATGCGTTAAGTCAGCACGAAAACTTACATTTTAGGCATACAGTAGGAGAGGCAAAGTTTTTAGACAAGGCATTGAAACAAAACGAAAGTAGAATAAACAGATTTTTCAAAGATATGATTAACAATATAATAAAAAAATTAGCAAAATATAGATGATTGAAACTTATACAGGGTTAAAAAGTGTAATAATAACCAAGTTAAGTGCCTTGCAAATAGGTGGCGAGGATGCTTTTGTGGCAGTTTATACGGTCAATCCAGTAAAGCCAACGGGTTATCCCTATGCTATGGTAATTGAAAGCGCAGGAGAGGGTGAAATAATAGACACAGACAGGAACGAAAGGATTATAGAGTTTAAGGTTAGATTATATCAGGAAGTAGGCACAAAAACGCCAGCAGAGGCTTCAACAATAAGATTAGCAATAACAGATGCAGTAATGGCAATGTTTGACCAAGATCCACAGCTTACAGTAGCTGACGTCATTAGTGTAATGAAAGTCAATGTAACGCCGATAGAATTTGAGGAAATAACAAAGGACAGGCCTATATTTTCAAGCGAGTTTATTATCCAGTGCATTGTGCTAACTAATAATTATTCTTAATATATATTTTATGAAGTATAAAAATGTAAGTAAAAAAGATTTACTGGTCGTTGGCATAGGATTAGTTAAATCAGGAGCAATAAGAAATATGCCTGTTGGATTTCACAATATCAATTTTGAAAAGGTCAGTGATAAACCAATAATAATTAAAAAAGATAACAAATAAATATGAGCAATTATTTATCAGATCAACAATATATAGCTTTAAAGGTTGAAGCTGCCGAGAACACACCAATAACACCAGACGTATTCTTGCCACTTATAAGCGAGGGTATAGTTTCTGATTTAGGAAGAAGCCCTGATGAACGAATAGCTGGATTAGATTGGAAGTCAGACGACTTATTAAAGGGTAGACATCTACACGGTGGGCCAGTAGAGTTATATGCAGACCCAGATACATTAGGACATATTTTTAATATGTTTTATAAGAAAGGAGCAACAGGAGGTGACGCAGCTGTTGGATATACTCATCCATTTACAGCAGCTAATCCAAAAAGCTATACAATAGAAATAGCCAAAGGATTATATGCGCAAAGATATTGGGGAGTAAAAGCTGATAATTTGAAGTTAGAATTTGATAACAACAAATTAAAAGCAAGTATTGATATTAAAGCAGTCGGACAATTTAGCACAGCTACATTAGCAGTAGCTTTAACAGGTGCAGATATGACAGAGGCAGTATTCAACCAAGATTATATATTAAAACCAACAGAGGGGCTTGTAGCAGGCGATGTTGTAGTTATAGGCGGGGTTGATGTAACAATTACAGTAGTTGAGGCAGATGGAGTGACAATTACATTTGCGGCCACAACAGTAACATCAGATATTGGTGGTAGCGTTTATCTAAAGAAACAAACTTATACCACTCCAGACCCAGTATTACAAGATCCATTATTTGAGGGGAATACATTGATAGGAGTTGGAGTAGACGAAACAGCAGCAACAACAGCTTCAGGAGCAAAGGCAACGGCAACACCATTTCAAGAATTTGTAATTGAGTTAAAGAATAACTTGTTTGAGCAAGCAGCTTCAGGACAGCACGATCCAATAAAGATACTTCCAAAAATGAAAGAGGGTAGAATATTAACAAAGAAATTGTTTGCAGATGTAGATCAACATAGAAAATGGATAGACAAGACCAAACAAGCTATTACTTTAATATCAAAGGGAAGATTTATTAAGACAGATAGAACCACTTGGGACGAATTATCATTTAAGTTTCATAAAGTAAAGCTCAACCCAAACAGCAATCCATTAGAAGTTGGCGAATATATATACGACAATCAAGAATTTGATATTTTATACGACAGAACAGATGTGAAAGCGATCACATTGTCATTAGTAAATCGCACATCTGGAGTAGCTTATGGTGACTAATTAACTTAACTTATATAAATGGATAGAGAAACCCAAACAATTACAACTCCAAGTGGAGCAAGCATTAAGATTAAGACTTATATTACGGGAAGAGAAAGTGAGCAGATAGATAACATTCTTTATAAGGCGATGAATTTATCGGCCCAGACAGGAAACGCACAAGGAACTAACTTAAATCTTAGTGATGGAGCTTTTTTAACAGAGCAAACTCACAAAACTATTGAGTTAATGGTTGTTTCAGTTGACGATAAAACCGATAAGATATTGGATACCATTTTAGATATGAAGCAAAAAGATTATCTATTTGTTATTTCAGAGATAGAAAAGATTACAAGGGACATACAAGACGTAGACATAAAAAAAAAATAGCAATAGATAGATTGAATACGGCTATTATCTGTATAGAGATGGGTTGGGATTATTTGACTTACAGAAGTCAGCCGACTTGGTTTATTAAGATGGTAGCCGATATTATTACTAATAGAAATAAAAATGACAACTCAAAAATTACAAATATTGATAGACGCGCAAGATAGGGCCAGCAAAAAATTAGAGGGCATTAAAGGAAAGTTAGCCGGAATGAAAGATGGAATGAGAAAAGTAGGTATTGCTGCAACAGTAATGGGTGCTGCTATTACTGGTGCTGCATTTTTATCTATTAAAGCATTTCAAAAACAAGAAAGGGCAGAGGCTAGATTAGAACAGTTAACTAAGAGTATATCAAACGCAACCGATGAGCAAATACAGAAGTTAAAGGATCAAGCGACAGCACTTCAAAGGGTTGGTGTAGTTGGAGATGATGTAGTTATATCAGGACAATCACAGTTAGCAACATTTGCATTAAACACAGAACAGATAGGAGCATTAACTCCAGCATTAGCAGATATGATAGTAGCACAGAAAGGAGTTAACTCAACGCAAGAGGACGCAATTACAATAGCAAATGCCGTTGGTAGAGCCATTGATGGTGGAGCAGGAGCATTAACAAGATATGGTATTAGTTTGTCAGATACACAAAAAGAATTATTTAAAACAGCAAACAGAGAGGAACGAGTAGCTTTGTTGGCAGAGATATTAACAGGAAACTTTGGTGGATTAAACGAAAAAATGAGAGAAACTTCAGAGGGCGGAGTGGCAGCTTTAAAAAATAGTTTCGGAGATTTGACGGAAAAGATTGGCAAACCATTATCAGAAATATTAGATAAACTTGTTCAAGATTTAGCGCCAGTAATAGATAAGGTTTCAGATTGGATAGAAAAAAATCCAAAATGGACGAAAGCAATAGTTGTAGCAACCGCTGCATTGGGTGGTTTGTTTGTTGTTCTCGGTCCGTTATTGATAATGTTACCGGGCTTAGTAGCTTTGTTTAGCCCGGTTGGACTTATAATTTTTGCCGTGGTGGCAGCAATAACTGCTTTATCAATAGCTATTAAATTTGTTGTGAAACAGTGGAGAGAAATGGTTAAGGCAATAAAAGATTTCGGTGGAATAGGAAAAGTATTAGGTGCTATCGGTAGCTTCGCGGGAGAAAAGATTACAGGACTGATAAAAGGAAGCAAGCAATCAGGTGGATATATACCTGAAACAGGATTATATCAATTACATAAAGGGGAAAATGTTATTCCGGCGAGTGGAAAGTCAGGGAATACTTTTAACTTTGATTTCGCTGGAGCAAATATAGTAGACAAAGAAAACTTTGTTAAACAAATAACTAAATCATTAAATAGAGGGGCAAAGTTAGCCTCAATGGGTATATGATAGAATTAAAATTTGACAATACTACAATATCAAACACAACTTATTTTTTAGAATACTCAAAACATCAGACAGCGCCTGAAAGAGATTTGGAATTAGTAAAATTGCCAAACAGATCAGGAGAAGTTTTAATATCAGATAACTTTAGAAGTAAAAGAATATTATTAAAAGGAGCTATTGTTGGAACGTCGCCATCAGATTTACAAACAAAGGTAGATATATTTAAGGAATTATTTAGTAGAGAGGCAAAAAATCTTGACATAACTCCTGATAGTGGGTCAGCGCGCAGGTATGTTGCTACTTGTTTGAGGCATTCATTTGATCAAGAATCATATAATGTAACTCATATACCTTGGGAAGCAGAGTTTATTGTGCCAGCAGGATATGGAAAATCTACAAGTGAAACAAATGTAAACAAACACGCAATAACAACAACTCCATATCAATTTTATTTAACAATAGTAGGATCAAGAGGATGTTTGCCGACGATAACAATAACAAAAAACACAGGGACAATTACAAAAGTAAAGTTTCAAAATGTTGGTAATTATATTGAAATAACTAATGATTTATCACATCCGATAATTATTGACACAGAAAATATGACAGTGAGGGCCAATGCTATTGATTTAGATTTTGATGGGTCATTCCCAGATTGGTATACAGGAACTGACGAGAATTATATCACATTAACGATAACAGCTGCTGGAGCTTTTAATGTTGATTTAGATATTGATTATTATCCGTTATACTTATGACAAAATATTTATATAAAATATATGACACGACTGATACATTTGTAAAAGTATTAGATGATGTTATATCAAAACCAGAGTTTACATATTCTCTTAATGGTGGATTAGGAGAATTAGTTTTGAAACTAAATAGATCGTTAGACGATTATGGAGAGGGAACAGATTTAGATTTTAATTACAAAGTAGAAGTTCATCTAACAGATGATTATAATGATAGCGCGTTGATTTATGCGGGCTATATTTCTGCGTTCAATCCATATTATAGGAATGGAATAGAGGGCGTAGAGATAACTATCTTGCCAAATATAGCAAAGTTAAATAATGAGTTTTATAGAACAGGTGTAAGCGTTAAGGATCATTTTGATGTAACTTGGACAACGACAGAAATAGCAGATATTATTGAGGGAATTATAACAAATCATAGATCGTTAGTTTCAGCACTTTATATTTCAAGTGATTATACTAATATAGATAATACTGGGAACAATATAACAATAACATTGAGTCAAGAAAAACATATAGACGCAATACATTTATTAGAAAAATATCTTGATACTGGTTGGCATTGGTATATAGATGCTTCTGGTAAATTTTATTTGAAAGATCAATCAGCAACAGCAGATCATAGTTTTATTTTAGGAAAACATATTATTGGAATAGACGGACACAAAAACAT